GATTTTATTATGCCCCTGGGTTATCTTTATCTGCTGAAAGTGAGATAACGGTCGGGACTGATACATATATACTATTCCCTAACTGCTGGAGGACAGGGTATGCAGATTGGATGGCAATAAAGGAGGCATAAAATGGCTATTTTTACTCAGTATAGGTTTAATAATGTAGACAATGATTTAGCTGTATTGCAGAATATTGCTGACAAATGTGTTTTACATAACTGGATAATTGATAAATTTGACGCAACAAATAAAGAACTTTATATTCATTCTACTGGGAATGGAAATCAAAACTTGTATTACTCAATGAAAATTATCGACGGTGGGAATCATAAAAAACTTCATATATATGGCAATACTGGGTTTAACACAAATCAATCTTATGACAATCAGCCTGGGAAGTGGACACCAGATTATGCAGGTATTGGCGGGAATTTTTTTGCAATTCCCTTAATAACACAATATCTTTTCATAAACCAATCGGGGATCTTCATAGCATTAGATAGCGTTTTGCCTACAATAATAGTGTGGAACGTCCCTATATCTGGCAGAAAAGTTGTTTTAATCTATGTAGGCAGTATAGAAAGTTATAAAAGTAATGAAACAGAAGGTAATGTAATCTTTGATTTTAGAGCAGCACCGATTCCTTATTTTTATACTGGTGTTATTTATAATGCTATTTTTAACAATTTATATGGTAGAAAAGATGTAGACTATATACCTGACACGGGATTAATTTATTACTTTAATTCAACTAAAATTATTTATTCTACTATCATTTTAAGCTATCATATCGGATCGTCATCTGTTAGGAATACAATTGGCGGTTTTATCTATAATCAGGCAGTAAGAATGAATTCATACACTAACAAATCTTCACTCATAAAACCAATCATATCTATAAGACATGACATTGGTGGATATAACTATTTCTTCCCAGTTGGCGAACTTCCCTATTATGCTGGTGTTCATTATCCTTACTATACTGTAGGAACTGAAGTTACATATGGAACAAGAAAATTTGTAGCATTGCCACTTGTTGAATATACAGCTTCATATGGCGTTTTTATAGAAATAGCATGAGCTATTTAATCGCAAATTATGAGCAATTTATGCTTTCAAGCCCTTACTGGTATCAATGCGAATGGAATGATTGGACTTATTATGGTAGCAATCCTATTCAGCAAGGGCAGGTTTTAACAGGGTCTTACGAAGAGATTATTTTAAATTTAGGGATTGACCCTACTAAACCAGCAAAAATAGCAAAATCAATGTTTGAAATAATTTATTTTCAAGTTTGGTTAATGTATAACAATTTAGATGTCGGCTTAATTACAATGACAAAATATTATGATTTTTACATTTGGAATGCTAATTTTTCAAATGTAAATTTGATTGAAATACAAAAAATAGGTCTTGACAACATATATTATACAGACGATATTATAGGGTTATTTTCCCCTCTTCAAGAAAAAGATACTCTTATTAAAATTTTATTCGAAGGCTCCCCTGTCATAAATGGATATTTCTCCCATTTGTTTGATGTTGGCAACTATGATTTATATATTTCAGGTTTAAGAGTTCTTCCAATACCTATGACACATTTTATTTGTGATAAAGTAAATTTTAAATTGAGTTTTTCTATAGCAGTTGCAGTTAATATGTTTTTGAAAGAACAAAGAAGGCTACTTGTCGATAAACCATTGAGAAATCTCAGTGGAAGCATATTTTTTGATAGATTGGGTTCTTCTAACATAATGAACCTTCTTGACCAATATGGAGGGAGAATATGTGCTTGCTCAATACCGTTTGAAAAACTTACTCCCGTTGCTGAAAATTTATTCGGTCTAAAAAACATTTATGTCGAAGAGGATATATCGCAATACTCAGAAATAGATACTTGCCCTCTTCTTCTTGTTTATTACAAAGACAAGGGCATAGCATACTGCTACGAAATAAGTAATATAGATAAATCCAATAAGCTAATTACTTTAAAATTGCCAATAGATAAACAAAGTCTTAAAAATAATATAGAGCTTTATCCTGCCTTTTTTGCAATCATAGAAAGCGTTACGAACAATGCAAAAATTGGTAAATATACAATTGCGGATGTATCTTTTCAGGAGGTTTACAATTAAATGGCAGTATATACTTCAGGATTAGGGGGAGAAACTGCAATACTTCTAACTCCACCACTTTTAGATAACTATAAAGTTGAATTTGTCCCAACTGGAACATTTGTAGGTTTTCCAGCAACAAAATTAGCTGGATATACTTATTCTATAAAAAGTTGCAGAAAAATTTCAGCAAGTTTTATGTTCAAAAATAGACAAGAATTCAAAAATTTTAGAGATTTCTATGTTAATAGAAAAGGGCAGTTGTTGAGATTCTGGCTCCCTTGCTGGCAGAACGAATTTGAGCTTACAAGAAACGTTAATGCAAATGATGGTATTTTATACATTAAGAATGTCAATCAGTCGCAAAAAGAAGATGAATATTTAAGAATATTTATAGTTACAAAAAGCGGAGATATAGTTGTAAAACATATAACAGAAGTTATAACAATAGATGAAACAGAAGAAAAATTCGTTCTTGATTCTGTTATCCCTGTAGCTATTCAAACTTCTGAAGTTGGATTTTTTGGAAGAATTATACTGGCAAGGTTCAATTCAGATTTGGAAGTTAAATTTTTAAAGGCAGATAATACAGATTTGATAGCTACTACATCTGTTTCTTTTATAGAAGTTCCATACGAATATGCCGAGGTTGGAGTATGACATATCAACAAGAAATTATAAAAACTCAAATGTTACCTTTTGCTGAACTTTATGACTTTATATTTCCCGATTACACTTTATACCTAACAAGCTATCCAGAACAATTAAGTTATAACTTTCACAATTATATCCCTGCTGTAATGATGAGAAATGACTTTCAAGCAGAAAAAGGCTCTCTAAGAGAATTAATCATTACTTTCGCTACAAAAGAAAATGTAGCTTTAAACTTCTTGATGGTAAATGTCCCTAAAATAAAAGTTATTTTACGGAGATATTTTATAGATGCACAAGTTGCTAAAACAATCTTTGTAGGGGAAGGAGAATCAGTAGGGGTTGAGGGTAGAACAATAACTTTTAAAGCAATAGACCTTCTTGCTCTTAAAAAATGTCTTATCCCTCCAACTGTTTATTCAAGCTACTGCAACAATACGCTTTTTGATAGTCACTGTGGGGTTTTATCTTCTTTGTATAGAACTGTGACGCTTGTGAGTGCGTCATCAGATGGAATGATTTTATACAGTGGAGCTTTTGGTTCTGCTGATCCTGATTATTTTACTTATGGCTATGTTGAATTTAATAATAATTTTAGGATGATAACTAAGCATGATAAAACTAATTCTTGTATATATCTTCATATGAGCTTTGATGAAGATGTTAACAATAAGACAGTTACTGTTTATGCTGGTTGCGATAAAACACCGCAAACATGCAAAAATAAGTTTAACAATTTACGCAATTTTAAAGGCTTCCCATACATTCCTGAAAGGAACCCGGTTTTATGGGGATTTAAATGAGATGGCTATTTATGAATGATGCAATTTGGAATAGATACAAAGCAGAGCTCTTGAGTTGGGTAGGAACTCCATATAGACATATGTGCGGGGTAAAAGGTAGAGGAGTTGATTGCAGCAAGTTAGTTGGGGTATCTTTAATAAATGTAGGTTTGCTAAATGGATTTGAACATGAATATTACCCTTCTGACTGGTTTTTGCATATGGATAAAGAACTTATTCTTGATTATGTAGAAAAAAATAGAAAATTCTTAAGAGATGGGATAGATTTTGTAGCGTTATCTCCAGAGGAAAAGAAAATGCGGGGTGATTACTTAGGCTTTGCTTACAATTCTCCCAAAGGACTTGTAAACCATGTGGGGATAATGCTTGATGATGGAACATTTATTCATTCTGCTATTATGCGGGGAGTTTGTTTAAGTCATTTTACAAATTTTTGGGAAAGGCATTTAAAAATAATTTTAAGAATTGTGGAGATAATATAGATGGCATTTCCTGTTATTTTAGGTGCAGTTATTACAGGGGCAATGGCATGGTATTTTTCAGGCAGTTTAGTTCTTGGTCTTGTTATGACTGGGTTGACTTTAATTTCTTCTTTATTTGTTCCCAAGCCAAAGATGCATTTAAAGCCTGCTTCTTTATCTGACTTTCATATTACTCAAGCTAATGAAGGGCAACCTGTTCCTGTCGTATATGGTATCGTTCATATCCCTGGGAATATCATTTATTACGGTAATTTAGTAGTTGAAGAGGTCAAACAAAAAGTAAAAGGTGGCAAGGGTGGAGGAGGTAGTAAAAAAGTTACAGTAGGATATAAATACTATCTTGATATTTGGCAGGCGATATGCCATGGGAAAATTGAGATTCTTGATATGTATATTGATGAAGATAAAGAAAAATCAGTTCAAGCGAATTATGCAATATTTAATGATGGAACGCAAGATACATATCCAACTCAACTTGAATATGCAAGCCGAATTCCTGGGGTAGCTCATATTTTTTGGAAAAAATTTTTTGTTGGGGAGAATAGAACTTTTGTCCCCACAGTGAAATTTAAAGTTAGAAGAATATTAGAAACTGGGTTACCACATGAAAATATGAATAATGGCTCTAATCCTGCTGCAGTTGTTTATGACATTCTCTGCAATTATGGAAAGCTATCTCCATCAGATATTAATATTGATAATTTTATTCAGGCAGCTAATTACTATTATGAGCAAGGCTATGGGATTAACTATGTTATTTCTTCTTCTATTCAAGCAAGAGAGGCAGCATCAAAAATTCTTGAATTCGTTGATAGCTACCTTGATTATGACGAAAACGGCAAGATAGTTATAAAGATTTTTAAAAAAACAGATGTTCCTGTAGGCACAATAGAAGATGACTTTATTAATTTCAGTTTCGCAAAGCCTTCTTGGAATACTATCCCAACTAAGTTTGTTGCTAATATTGTTGAGGATGGGGTAGTAAGAACGCTTATTCTCGAAAACACTGCTGTTCAACTATATTCAGGTCAAATAATTAGAGAAGAAATAGACTTAACGGCTTTTACTGACAGAGCAATAGCTTTAAAGAGATTATCTGAAATCATGAAAAGAGAAAGCTATCCAAGAATAGCCTTAAATCTTAAGCTTCCGATAAAGTATGCAATATATAGCGTTGGGGATATTCTCACAATTAAAAACTTGGATATAGGATTTACAGCAGATTTTAGAGTGCTTTCTATAAGTGAACCAAAAATTGACAGCAACGAAATAGAAATGCAACTAATTCAACATACTGATGCCAAATTTGATAATTATTATCAAGCCACAGGAGGGACATTATGGCAAGAACCATCTTATACATTGCAACATTTTACAAAAGTTAAAATTATAGAATTAGATTATTTATCTTGGCTTTCAAATGCAACTGCTATTCTTATTTTAGTTAATCAAGAAACTGGTTTTGAAACAGGATTTGCTGTGTATGGAAGTGTAGATGGAACCTCTTATGAATTGCTTGGTGTTTGTTCTACTTTTGCAACTGCAGGAACATTATCTCAATCTTATCCAGCTGAAACATATGATATTGATGATGAAGTAGGGATTATTTTCGAGCCTTACAAAGAGATATTAGATCCTTTCCCAAATTTACCGAGAGCAGGTCTTTTTTCAGAACCGAGAGTTTTAGTCGTGGATAATGAAATCATGGCTTTTCAAAATTATGATCCATACGGAACTAATGAGTATAAGATAACAGGTATAGTAAGAGGATTACATTGGACAACAAAGGTATCTCATAATGCGGGGGCGAATGTATTTATTAGCGAAATAAGCAATAATATTATTCAAGTTCCATATACTTCAAACTTTTATATCAAAGTAGTTCCTGTATTCATAGACACTTCGCTTGATTTGTCAGGAGCGACTGCTTATTATGTCGAAAATACATTCAAGGCTAAAAAGCCTAAAACTCCTGAACGAATATTAGCAGTTAGAACAGGCTCAACGGTAAAAATAGATATCTTCCCTATTACAAAAGAGAGCCTCATCGGAGCAGGCAAACAAAATGCAGACATTTATACTGATGAATATCCTTTTATTTCAGCAGAAGGGAAATGGGAAGTTAGTATTGGAAGCACAACAGTTTTTTATGACGATCCTCATTTTACAGTAGAAAATTCGAGCTCTTTTGTAATTAATGTTAGACAATATCACAATGGAATGTATTCAGAAACTAAATCTCTATCTGTCGGGACGGCAGATGGAGAATATATTGCCTAAAGTTAGTAAAGTATTAAAATAAAAAAGGAGGAAATAAAATGGCAATTTTAAATCCAACGCAATTAGAGACAGCCACCTACGGAACTGTTGGCTGGAATGCAATTTATTCGAGCAATTTTCAGAAGATAAATGATTATCTTAGAAGATTTAACTGGTCAATTGCAACGATAACTTATTCGGCGAATATAAATGTCGATTGGAATGCCTCAGATGTTCAGATACTGACACTAACAGGAAATGCAACAATAAACTTTAGCAATCCTCGACCTGGGGGTAAGTATGTTTTACTTATTAAACAAGATGGGACAGGAGGAAGAACTATAACTTGGGGTAGTAACATAGTTTGCGATATACAACCAAACTCTACGGCTAATTCAATTACTGCTTTCTTTTTTATTTATGATAGCACTAATTCTAAATATATTAGTGTTCAAGGGGCTTCTTCTGGAGGTTCTGGTGGTGATGCAAATACTTTAAATGGGCAACCCGGAAGTTATTATCTTAACAGGGCTAATCATACTGGAAGTCAATCACCGACTACGATAAGTCCCCAGGGTGTGGGGAGTGGATTAGATAGTGATAAATTAGATGGTTTTCATGCTACAAATATTCCAACTTCTTCATCAGTAGTAGCATCTTCAGATCGTGGATCTTTCATAAGAGATGGTTGGAACAAAACTTCTTCTGCTTTAACGATTTATGTAGACAATATTAACGGAAGTGATACAACTGGTGATGGATCATCTTCTAACCCTTATGCGACATTTCAAAAAGCTTTATCTGAATTACCGAGCAAAATAGCAAATAATGTTACTATTGTTTTGAAAAAATCTTCAACATCTTATGGTTCTATTTATCTTAGTGGTCTTGTTATGGAAGCGGTAGGTAGTTTAACAATTCAAGGAGAGTTCAATCAACTTAATAGTGGAACAGTTAGTAGTTTTAACAATTCAGTTAATGATCCTGTTTATGGTAGTTTAGTCACAGTAGCACAGATTACAGATAGCACAAAAACCTGGACAACAAATCAATTTCAAAATAAGCTTATAAGAGTTTATAAAAATACAACAGCATTCTATAGGACAATCTGCTACAACGATGCAACATCAATTTATTGCAATCAGACTTTTCCAGTAACGATAGATAACACTTGGAGCTACGAAATATTAGATTGGGGAACTACATGTGATTATATCCATCTTGATAACAATCTCGGAACGGTAAATATTCAGAACCTGAAAGTAAGTCAGCCTAACAACTTTTTTTGTTCAGTCTTAAGAAAAACTTCAGTTATCAATGTTAATAATTGTTTGTTTGAAAGTTATGCAAACGGTTCATATCCAGCTATTTTCACAGGAGAAACTTATTGCACAATTAGTAATTCTGTAATAAATGCAAATAATAGTTCTGGTTATGCGGTGAATACATCTTCAGGTGCTCCATTCTGTGCTACAACTTTGCAAGGGTGCTTGGTTCTTAATAATTCTTCTTCTGCTGTATTGAATAGTTATTTCTTCTCAAAAATAAGTTTATTAAATGGGACAAGATTGTATAAAGGGACTGCTAACCCAACTTATGGTATTCAAATGTTTTCTGGAATATTGATAGGGGGTAATACTTACGGAAAAGTGCTCATCGATGTAGGTCAGAAAGGAATAGTATTGACTCGAGGAGCATATATTCAGAATAGGAATAGTTTTGTTTTTGGTTCAAATGTAACGACAAAAATTTCTTCATATTTAGGGTTAATAGATGGGAGCAAATTACAGGTAGATGATAATTTTGGTGTAAACATACCAAATCAAAATCATGAAAACATACATAGTAGAATTCTTTGCAATGGTTCATTTGCAACAAGAGTTGATACGGTGTCAGCGAATACAACGCTCGGAATAGACCATCATATTGTTTTAGTCAACGCCTCAGGAGGAGCAAAAACAATTACTTTACCAAATGCGACTACTTGTGCAGGAAGACAATATATAATTAAAAAGATTGATAGTTCTACGAATGCAGTAACAATTACTCCACAAACGGGGCAGACAATAGATGGTCAAGCAAGCATAAGTATTACAACACAATATGCTTATAGAAAGGTAGTATCAAATGGAATAAACTGGTTTTTAATCTAAAGGAGGTATAAAAATGTGGAAATGCCAGCTTTGTCAGAGAGAATTTAACGATAAAGACACAAAACATGAAGTATTAACAACTATGTTGCAAGATATATTTAAAGGAGTTGTGGTAATTGACATGGAGCAAATTGAAGATATTTGTTATTTGTGTGAGGATTGCAATAGAGAAGCTTTAAGATTAATTGAAGAACAAAGTAATATGGTCAATTTGTAATGAAGAAAATAACTTTTATTTTTCTTGGGTTAATTTTGCTGTTTAGTTTATTTTTTCTTGTTTGGCGAGGTTATAAGGAAAATACAATTTTGAAGCAAGCATTACAGCAACAAGAACAAATGATTAAACAGAGGGAAGAACAGATACAGCGCTTGCGAGAACAATTAGAGAGTTTGCAGAAGGAGCAAGTTTTGAGGGAAAGGAGGATTGTAGTTTTAAAGAAGAAACGTGAGCAGATACAGAAGCCACAATCTATTGACGAATTAGTGAAAGAATTTAAAAATTTAGGTTATGATGCGAGTATTAAATAGTTTGTTGTTGTGTCTATTTTTTGTGAGCCAAGTATATGCTTCTGAGGTTTGTATACCAGAAGAACAAGCTAAGCAGATAGTCGTAGAATTGAAACAGAAGAGAATATTAGAGCAAGAGGTTCAAGAGTATGAAGGATTGATTGAAAATTTAAAAAAGCAGAATGAAATCTTAAGGGAGCAAAATCAGCTGTTAAAAGAGCAAATAGAACTTTATAAAAATCAAAGGGAATTATATGATACAGCGCTAAAAGAATGCGAGAAGAAAAAGCATGTAGGTTTATTTGAAAAAGGCAAATATTTGGGAATGGGCATATTAATTGGTATTTTATTCGGGGTGTTTAATCTCTAAGGAGAGGCGGGTGGACAAAAAAATCATTTCCGCTACATCAATACCCGAGTTAATAGAAACATCCGATTTTCACAATATCAATCAAAAACGAGCTATTCTTAAGTATAAAGATATGATTATCGGTATAAAGGAAGGTGATGTGATAGTTTTACGATCTGATAATGAAGATTATCTTTTAGCCATTGCTGAATTCATCCGAGATAATAAACATCGATTGGAAATAATACAAGACCCATATAAACCCTTTTGTCTTTCTTTCAAATTACGAGATGGCAATAAAACATACTATCTTGGCTTTGGTCGGCTAAACTTTTTTGAGTATAACTATATTATTAATTTACTTCGGAAATTTAAGATTATTCAAGATGAATTGACTTCATATGCGGACTTATTAATCGATGATTACAGACAAGGAGTTAAATTCTTTTATGAAGGGGTAACATAATGTCTGTCTTATGGTTAACCACTGGAATGGATTGTGGATACATAGAGGAATTTGCTAAGCATGAAGAAGTTTATTTGTTTGCTGACTTTATTTCTGCATTCCCTGACATGGAAGATCTGGCTTTCGGTCGAAATATTCAAAATGTTCAAATTATAACTGATTTATCTCCAGAAATTTTTAGTAAAATTGACAAAGTTATAACTCTTGATTGTTATTTTGGTTTTCTCGTTGAACTATTTAAGAAATTAAACATTGATGTATTTGGGGCTGGGGTAGAGGCTCGGCTTGAAAATAACCGTTTATTTCAAAAGCAATTAATGCCCAAAACCCCTCGTTATCGTGTAGTAAATTTCGAACAATTAAGTTTTCCTGCTATAACCAAAGTTGATCCAATTTATAGGAATTCCTTTGAAAGTGCAATCATTAGGAACCAATACGAACTTGATTTTTACAAACAGAAACTCATCCAAACAGCTGGACAATTTGCAAAAGAAATCGATTATTATCAAGAAGAAATACTATCAGATATTGAAATTGAATATGGAATTGATTGTTTGTGTGTTGGCAAGGGTATTGAACCACCGTTTACTATAGGGATTGAACAAAGCAAAAATTCTTACATTGCTAAGGTTGTTAAAAGAAAAGAAGATATCTTAATGAAACCATGGGCTCTTAATCT